CTATAAAAAATATATATAAAGAGATTTAAAATAAATCTTTAAATAAATTAATATGAATTCTATAAAAAAATGAATATAATGAATTTTAAATTAAATGACAGGTTTAAAATAGTTGATCGTATTTTTAAAATAAATAAAATAACTACTAACTTAACAACTGGAGAAAGCGACATCGAACTCCTCAATGAATTATGATAAATAATATTTTGGAAATGCTCAAACACGCCGAGCAATACGAACACAATGAAATAATCGCAACTGCAAAGGGAAAATACGAACTTAAAAAAAACTATTTACAACAATTTAAAGACTTATTGAAATGGCGATTGAAAAAATAATTGATATAAAAATTGAAAGCAACGCTGACGAAAGGGTTGGAAGTTTACGCTCACAATTAAGAGAGGCTCAAGCTGAGGTTGCTATATTATCTGAAAAATTTGGGGTTACTTCAAAAGAGGCGACGGAGGCAGCAAAGAGAGCGGCTCAATTAAAGGATCAAATCGGAGACGCCAAAAATTTAACGGATGCTTTTAATCCTGACGCAAAATTTAAGGCGTTAAGTTCGTCGTTGGCTGGAGTTGCCGGAGGATTTGCAGCGATACAAGGCGGAATGGCTTTGTTTGGAGAGCAATCAAAAGAGGTAGAGCAAACGCTTTTGAAAGTTCAATCAGCAATGGCTTTGTCTCAAGGCTTACAACAAATCGGAGAAAGTATCGACTCATTCAAACAACTTGGAGCGGTTGCAAAATCCTATACTATTGTTCAAAGAATTGTTACAGCCGGTCAATGGCTTTGGAATGCTGCCTTAGCTGCTAATCCAATCGGAGCGATAGTTGCCGGAATTGTGGCTTTGATTGCTGCTGGAGTTGCGTTAGTAAATTATTTTAAGTCAAGCTCAGACGCAGCCGCTAAAAATACGGCATCCGTAAAAGAAAACGAGAAAGCAATTAAAAACCAAAGTAGAACGTTAGAGCAAAACTCAACGGAACTAGATAGAAAACAAAAGCACGAGCTAGCAATGGCGAAAGCCTCAGGGGCAAGCGCCTCAGCTATTCGAGCTTTGGAGTTAAAATTGATTGACGAAAAAATCGCTTACGAGAAATCGGCAAAGGCGGTTGCAATGAACACTTACGAAAAAAATAAAAATTATTTAATGTCTTTGAAAGCCTCCGGCGCTGACGAGGATTTAATTAAAAAGCAAACCGAAGTCGTTAATGAGTCAGTTAAGCAAGTTAATAAGCAAAGCGATAATTTAAAAAAGGCATACGATGAGCGTAAGGATATACAATTAAGACATCAAGTTGAAATACGACAAGCTCAAACGGATCACAATAAAAAAGTTGCTGATAAAAACAAAGAGGCATCCGACAAAGCAAAAGAGGACGCAATCGCTGAGGCTAAAAGATTAAAAGAGCAAAAAGCAAAAGATATAATTTCCGACGCTGAGGCTTTTAGAAATAAATTAGAGGCTGTTCAAAAAGTAGAGAGAGACGCTAAAAAGGCAAACGAGGACGCTTTGCTTACGGATAAGCAAAAAGCAATTAATGCTGAAAATGAAGACTACATTTTAAAAATAAAAAACGCCAAAGAATTTGGAGAAAAAACCGAAGAGGTTACTCGTCAACACATAAATAAATTAAAAAAGATTGAGGACGACGATAGGCTTAAAAAAGAAGAGCAAAAAAAGGCTGAGTTAGAAAAAATAATAAATGATAATACATCAACTTTTGAGGCAAGGCTTGAGGCGGTTGACGCTGAGCAAGCGTTAATACAAAAACAATTTGACGACAAATTAATAAGCGAGGAGCAATATAATGATAAAATAAAACAATTATCTAAAAGCCGGATTACTATTGGAGAAATAGAGACTCAATCTAAAATTGAGCAAGCTAAAAGAGGAGCTGACTTATTAAATAACATATCGGATTTAATTGGTAAAGATACGGCAGCTGGTAAAGTTGCGGCGGTTGCTGCGACAACAATAAACACTTACGCAGCGGCGCAAACTGCTTTTTTAAATGCTCAGAAAAATCCAATATCAATTCTCGGCCCAGCTTATCCATATATCTCAGCCGGACTTGCGATTGCCGGAGGTTTAAAAAATGTACAGGCAATTTTATCAGTTCCCACTCCGGGAGGAGGAGCTGGGGGAGGTAGCGCTCCGAGTGGAGGAGGTGCGTCAATGACTGCTCCGAGTTTTAATGTGGTTGGCTCAAGCTCAACAAATCAACTCGCTCAATCGATAGGAAGTCAAACTCAAACTCCGGTAAGAAGTTATGTAGTGGCGTCAGACGTTAGCACAGCTCAGGCTTTGGAAAGGAATATAATAAAGAATGCAACGATAGGAGGATAAATAAAATCTATTAAAAAATATTTTACTATAGATAAAATCTTGAGCTGTAAAGTATTGAATTTATTGGGATTTTTCGTTAAATTAAAAAACTTTAAAAAGACGATATAATATATATAAAGTACTTTTAATTAAAATAAACGCTTAAAAATAGCCTTAAAATTAAAGTTAAATATTTAAGGTTAAACCTTAAAAATAAAAAAAAGTTATGTCATTAAATTAAAATTTAATGCAAAAAGTTTATAACAAAACAATAAAAAAAAGTTATAGTATTATGGAGACTTACAAAGTTTTATTTAACGAAGAAGAAAACGAGGGAGTTTATGCAATCTCGTTAGTTTCAGATCCAGCAATCGAAGTGCAATTTGTAACCTTGTCAAAACAAAAGGAAATCAAACTTGCAACGATTAACGAGGAGCAAAGAATTTTGTTAGGTGCGGTATTAATACCAAACCAACCAATATATAGAGTACAAGACGGACACGAATTTAACATCGTATTTCCAAAAGAAACGATTAAACAAGTTCAACACAATTTTAGTCAACAAGGTTATCAAAATAATTCAACGATTGAACACTCAGGAAAGCAAATTGAAAATGTTACGTTTGTTGAAACTTGGATAAAAGAAGACGAGGTACATGATAAGTCCGTAATGTACGGATTTAATGAGCCGGTTGGAACGTGGTATGCTGCAATGAAAGTCAATAACGACGAGATTTGGAACGATTACGTTAAGACTGGCAAAGTCAAAGGATTTTCGATTGACGGAGTCTTTGATATGGAGAAAGTAAATTTAAAATCAGAAATCAATATGAATTTAGAAACTATCGTTAATGCGATAAAAGAGGGTTTCGCATCGGTAAAATTATCGAGCGAGGCTGAGCAAGTTGAAGTTGTTGAAGTTACAATGGCTACAATGATGCTAAAAGATGGTGTCACTATTTTAGAGGCTGAGGCTTTTGAGCCTGAGCAAGCGGTTTTTATCGTTGCTGAAAATGGCGACAAAGTTCCAGCTCCAATTGGAGAACACGAACTTGAAGACGGACGAATTTTAGTAATTACCGAAGAGGGAAAAATTGCTGAAATTAAAGAGGCAATGGCTGAGGAAGTTGAAACGCCTGAGGCTGAAATTGAAGTTGAGGTTGCAATGACTACTGAGGAAATGATAAAAGCTATCGTTACCAATATGAGCGTTGAGGTTTCAAAACAAATCGAGGCAATCAAAACTGAGTTAAGCGCTCAAATCGCTGAGGTTAAAACTACTCAAGTTGAAGTGAAAGCGTCAACAAAAGCAAAGCCGGAAGTTGCTGAAACTTCAAACAAAAATGTGAAATTAACAAGATCACAAAAAATATTAAATAACTTAAAAAATTAAATTTTAAAAAATGGCTACAACTACAACTGTATCATCAAATTACAACGGCTCAGCTGCCGGAGCAATTATCGGTCAAGCGTTCAAAACGATTGACACTATCGAAAAAGGAGCGGTTACTATCGCTGAAAATGTAAACTTTAAATTATCGTTAAGAAAAATCGCTTACACTGACGGAACAACTGCATACACTTGCGGATTTGCGCCAGCTGGTACTATCGTATTAAACGAGAACACTATCGAGCCTTTCAAATTTAAAAACGATTTTGACGTTTGTAAAGAGGATTTTCGTCAAACTTGGAGCGACGGAATTATGGGAGCTGGAGCTGCTAACGGAACAGCACCAAGCGACATAATGGACGCAATCCAAGCGGAAGTTTTAGGAGCAATCGGAGAGAAATTAGAGTCTGACATTTGGACTTCTACAACTAACTTCGACGGTTTCTTAACTTTGTTTGCTGCTGACGGAGACGTTAACAAGCCAACTGCTGACGCTGCTGTT